ACTTACATTTCTGTCTTCATACTTGTTTGCATTTTTAAAATTTTCAATATTGCTATAGGTAAGATCTACAGAGTATGCATTCTGATTTAATTCATTAATTAAATAAGGAGCAATGCTTGCAGTTCCTCCTACTATTAAACATTTTTTATTCATATCTTATTTTGTATGGGTCAATATCTAATTTTTCAAATTCTTTTTCTAAATCTTCTACACTTTCTGGATCTAAAACAACTTGTATCCTTCGTGAATAAGTATTAAATAGTTCATTTTCTTTTTTTTGCGCTAACTTATCCCATTCTTGTTCTGTATGATCAACAAGGTATCTTTCTTTTTCTTCTTGAAGTTTTGGATCTCCTGCAGAATTGTGTCTCCAATAACTTCTAAGAATATATTTTTCTCCACTATCTAGTTTCTTAACACCATGATAAAAAGGATGTTTTGATGGGAATATAATAACATCGCCTTTTGAAGGCTTATAATCTATGATATTCTCTAATTTTGTTAATTCTTGATTAAAAATTCTAAACGATATTTCTCCACCTTCATACCCCTCATTTAAATAAAAAACACAGGTTAAATCAAACTTATGTCCAGGAAATCTAGTTCTTCCTAATCTATAATCTGTATGATAGTTCATTGCATGGGTATCAGAAAAATTATCAGTTGGGGTAGTGTCATATTTACAGACATCAGTACCAATAAATAACCAATTATCTAACTCTACACCAAGGGAATTAACATATTGGGATGTCACTTCATAAAATGTTGCAGCAAAATCTTTTAAAGGATCGTCTGGCATTTTGTCTAAAACTTTTTCTTTCCATTCTTCTGCTGATTCTGGAAAATGATCTTCTTGATAAGATTGGTTTGTTAATTCAATCTTAGAACCAAATGTATACCAGCCAGTCCATTCATCAGTTTGTAGTTCTAAGAAATTAATTAATTCCGTTGCTTTTTTAAAGGCATTTTTAAATACCCATATCTTTTCATGAAGAACTTCTATGTTATTGTTCATAAGGACTTTTTTTGACCACTTTTGATCCACCATTAAATTTTTCAATGGATTCTGGATCAGACGGATCATACCCTTCTTTAAAAATAAATCCAGGGAACATATACTTATCTCCTGATTTCATAAGATGAACCTGATGGCGATAAGGAAAAGTTGATGGAAAAATAAGAGCAGAACCCGCTACTGGCTTAATCCAAAAATCAATTAGCCCTTCGTTGCCTGGATCATAAATATCAGATTTTGGTTTAAGGTGACTGTATTGTGGATCTCTTAAATCTTTGTCATGAAGAATCCAAGATAACTCTCCACCGTCATAATTGTCATTAACGTAAACAATAATTGACCACCATAGACTTTCATCTCCTGCCTGTGCATCAAAATGAGCACCCATCTCTAAACCAGGAATATATTTCATAATACCAGCAAACTCAGAGATGTTTGGTTTTTCAATGTCTAAGCCTCTATCTGCAATAAAAGCATTTGCAACCTTCTTAACAGCACCTTGTATTTCTCCTACTATGTAAGTTGCTTTTTCTTTTGCTTCTCCAGATAGGGTATGTAGGTTGTTTGGTTGCATATCTTTTTTACCGCCAAATGAATACCCATCATTTGAATTAGAAAGCCATTTTTGCCATGATGGGATTACTCCTTGAATATCTGGGTCTGTATCTGTTTCAAGGATTAAAGATAAAAGTTTTTCTGGATCATCCAATACATTAGTATAGTAGTAAATGTTTTCATGTAGTTTTTTTTCTAGTTGCATATTAGTGATTCTCCTCTATTCTGTACTTAACTCCTGCTGGGTCAATCTTATAGCCCTCTTCTAGAAGACCTTTCCATTCTGCCTTAGTTTCTTCTTGAGACTTTCTGATATCTTCCATTTCTTGCTTCCACTTTTCTCTTGTTTCTTCTGGATAATCAGACTCTTCTTTGTCGTCCCAAAAAGATCCTAATGTATATCTTGTGCCCTTAGTGATAATTGTAACTTCATGAAGATTTGTATAATCTCCAGCAAAGGCTGCAAGCAGTCCAGTCTTTGGTTTAATTTGAATATTTCTTTCTGGAAAATTCAATATACCTCCTTCAAAATCATCATTTAAATATATAAAAGTTGCGTATCTACTTCTTTCAAATGGGCTTGGACTTCCATCATTATAGGAGTTATCAGCATGTATAGTAGCATACGCACCTTCTTCCCATTTTTGAGTATGGTATCCAATCTTAGACATCTGCTTTGGATCTTTATTATGAATTTTTGCTGTTGCATCTATAATTCTTTGTTCTGTATCTGAAAAAAATGTTCCTGGCAAACCACACTCTAATATTTCAGGATCGTTATCGCTAGGAAGATTAGAAGAATATGACTCATAGAATGTAATAGGTGTCCATGTCATCGTCTCATTTTTTACCTGTAAGTTTAAAGTATCTATAACTTTTTGACACTCTTCAGGAGTTAAAAAATTTTCATATACAAGGATGTCATCGCTATACCTTATTTCTTTCATGGCTTTCTTTCCCCTGTATGTGCAAGGATAGTCCAGAAAAATGGGCAAGTGTATCTAATGCCGCTTTTAATTTCAGTTACTCCATGAATAAAGTTCATATCTCCTGGAAAAAAATATGCTGCACCCTTTTTTGGTTTAAACTTTACATCTTGAAGTGGAAAATATAACTCTCCACCCTCGTAGTCATCATTTAAATAAAATAAACTAGAGAGGTCATAATATGGAAAATCATTAGGTAATCCAGCATCTGGTCCCTCATGTAATTCTTTGTCTGCATGTGGTTTTTGGAATTGTCCAGGTAGCCATCTAACAATTGTTTGGCCAGTAGGTTGAACCTTTACCTGAAAAAATTCTTCAATGATTGGCTGCAACTTTTTAAATAATCCTTCTATGATTGGACCAATACGGGGATCATTTTTATCAAGTGAGGATCTTGTTGCAACTCTATCTTTCCAGTAGTCGGCATCGTATATAACAGTACCATTTTCATTTGTATGGCTTTCTGTTACATCCCAGATTGTTATAGATTTAGCAGCATTTTCTAGAAAATCAATTTCTTCTTGAGTCATAAAATTTTCTAGTTCAATAATCATGTCTTTACTATTCCCATAAAATCCAGATGGGGTGATTGATGTTGATACTCTGTCTAAATGATTTCTATTTGTTATGTCCATATTAATATTATACCATCCCTATTATTTTCTTGTATAGTCATTAGTTTTTAAATGTAATGATTTCTTTTCGTGTTCTCCTATAGAATCACCCTTATAATCAACAGCATCTCTATAAAAATTACTAAACTTACCTTGCTCTGATATTTTTTGCCATTCTTCTAAATACTTTCTTTTTTCATTTGCAACCTCTTGATCAAAGGTTTTATTATGTATATCAAGTTGTACTTCTGATAGTTTACCAATAGAAAGTGGTATGAGGGTTGCGACTGGAATTCCAGCAGGAATTAATATTGGAGTGTTAGCACGAGTGATTCTCCATGCTGCTGGAAATGCCTCATCATAAAAAGATGTAGACATCATAGAGGTAAATGGAGTAGCCCCATCTATAAAATAGTTTGGAGGAACAATTGAGATAATTGAAGTATTTTCATCTGTCTTAAAGTATAAACCAGTATTAAAACTTATTGTTGCATTGCCACGAGCCAAACTGCATAAATTTTCTGGCGCTTTAAGAATTTTTACATGATCTGGAGTAGTATCTGTAACCCCATCCCAAATAAATTCTATGTCTTCTGTAAAAGATATAGACCAACCAATAGTATTAGCAAACGATACTGGAAAACATTTATATGCATGCCTGTCATATGTTTTTTCCATCCACTCTCTTTTGATTGGAGTTTGTTCAATTTGTACTGGATGATTGGGAATCTTATATACAGATATATTCATTATTCGTTATCCGCTACATACATTTCTCTTGTATGAAACTTTTTGTTATAATCAAGCATAGTAACTATAGAATATTTAGTACCAGAATGAACTGGCATAGCACGATGAGGATACATATAGTTAGATGGAAAGATATAAAGATCTCCAGCCTTTGGCTTTATATTTAAATTCTGAAGTCTAAAATATAGTTCCCCTCCTTCATAGTCGTCATTGATATAAGCAACTAAAGAAACAGTACAGTTGTATGAAAACCCATGATCATGATGTTCTTGAAAGTGCTGGTTTGGGCCATACTTAATAAAGTTAAACGCTTCCCAATATTTTAGATCCATAATATTAAACATTGCACGATAGTCATCTACTGCAGCAGACTGAGCATCATATACTTTTTGCCATAAGTCCTGAAAAATAAGAGACTCTTTTGTATCAACATGCTCAATATCTGATTTTTTAAATTTAAAATCAGTGCAGTCACGATACTCTGGCATTAACTGCTTGTATCCTACATATGCTGGATGCCATCTAAAGGTATCCTCACTATCAACTTTTCCTAGGTTATTTTCTAGTGTATTTATAATTTCAAATTCTGGCTTTATCACATCTCTATAGCAATAAATTCCATTACCCAAATCTTCTTTGCTTGTCCATGTTTGCATTGTTATTTTCCTTTACTTGTATTCTCTTCTAGACCAAATTTTATTTTTATATACTCCGCCATCTGGCTGACGATAAAGTTTCATGTTATCTATCATTCTATCATAAATTGCTCTTTCTTGCAAAAACTCAACTTCATGACTCCAGTCCTCTCTTTTAAAAGGAAGGATTTGCATATAAGGGGTTCCTGCTGGGATTGTTCCTTCCCAACCATCAATGATAAAAAATGGAAATGTGCCAGATAGATGAACCTTATCATTATCAACAACACCAGTTGTATTAAGGAATGGCAGATCAAACCTATTCATTGGTGTCATATACAGACAACTATAGCCTTCAGGAACTTCTAATGCCCAATCTGGGAACCAAGCAAAGTGTTCTTTGTAATATCCCTTTGGATGTTCAAATTGTGGCATTTCAAATCTTTTCCCGCAAAAATCAACATGTCTTTCATCATGAACTTTTACATCTATTTTGCCTAGATCATTTTTAAAAAATGTTATGTCACATGGAGTTTTAAAGACATAGCCAGTTACAAAAGCATCCATAATTGCAGGACATGCTTTCCAGGTAGGAATCATTCCATAATCATCTTTGGTTCCTTCTTTGGGAAATGGACACTGTTGTTGTGTTGCTTTGTAGTAGTCTCCAGTTATTGGATTTTTTGCAAATCTATCTGCATCTTTATACCATTGTGGCATTACACTTTGTGTTGGGGTTGGCAACGATGGACTTTCACTATTTAGCCATGGCCTAAATGATTTAAACTTGATTAAATTATTAACCATATTTATAACATTATTCATTATCTTCCTTTGTTTATAACGACAATTTTATTATAGCATATAGGCATTACAGTGTCAATAAGTGCAGAATATGCTATACTTTTATTATGAATGAACGACTTTTAAAAATGAAAACACATCCAAATTTTGAAGAACTGCATGAAAATATATGGGTCATTCATAATTTTATTTCTAAAGAAGAATCTCAGTTTTATTTAGATATTGCTAATTCTGCTCCAGAAGAAGACTGGTGGAAAAGAGAACCTGGTTGGTGGAATGGAAAGTTTTTATTTATTAAAGATTCTAGCATTCCAAATCAAATTGTCAATAATATAAAAGACTGGATAGAAAATCCAGATTTTTGGAGTTGGGGACTTCCTAGTTCTGTTCATAGAATACGTCCTGGTGAAAAAATGTTTTTACACGCAGATAATTCAAATGAAAAAAGTGGATTAAATAATTGGGTTGATTTCAGTTTTGTTTTATATCATAATGATTTTAATGGTGGTGAAATAATTTATCCACAAATAAATTTTGAATATCATCCAAAGGCTGGTGACTTATTAATGCATCCTGGTTCTCAAAACTATATTCATGGCACAAAAGAAGTTTTGCCTGGGCCAACCAGATATAATTCAACCATGTGGATGTATGACAATAGAGTTAAAAAGTTGCACGAAGAGAATAAAGTATATGAAGGTAAAGATATTAAAAATCCAGCATATCTAGTAGAAAATGGTTTAGAAGCAAATACTAG